TTTTCATTAGTGATGTATCATTTTAAATATGTAAATGAGGTTAAAGAAAATACTAGTAATAGTCATATAGCTTCTATAGTGTAGTGGTCTATCACTTTGGACTTTGAATCCAACGACCCTGGTTCGACTCCAGGTGGGAGCTGTATCCGGCCTTAGCTCAGTTGGAAGAGCAATGGATTGTAGTGGTATGATATAACCCTCCATGGGTCAGGTGTTCGAATCACCTAGGCCGGACCATTCCGTCTTAACTCAATCGGAAGAGTGTGAGGCTGTTAACCTCAAAGTACGGGGATCGAAACCCCGAGACGGAGACCAAGCACCAATAGCTCAGGGGTAGAGCGCGCGTTTAGTAAGCGCGAGGTCAGGAGTTCAAATCTCCTTTGGTGCAAACGAGATGACGCAGTGGAAGCGTGTTGGGCCCATAAAACACATATGTTTTATTAGGGGCACCCAAAAGTCGGTTGATCGAAACAACCTCTCGTTATCTTTACATGTTATCCATCATGTAAAGATGACCCAGTTAAAAAAATAACCTCACTATATATAAAATGTCTGGTGGTATTGCCCAACTCGTCGCCGTCGGTGCCCAGGATGCCCATCTCGTCGGCCAACCCGAAGTCAGTTTCTTCCGTTCAAACTATCGTCGTCACACGAATTTTGCTCAAACCGTGGAGCGTCAGGTGCTCCAGGGCATCCCAACCGCAGGTGGTATCTCTACCGTGCGTTTCGAACGCAAGGGGGATCTCCTCGGGTATTGCTACATCACGCGTCGCAGTCCAGGTGCGTATACGAAAGCGCAATGGGCGAGCCGAATTAAGAAGGTCGAACTCTTGATTGGAGGACAAGTCATCGATGATCAATCGTCTCATTTCTCTCAGTATATCGCGCCGACCATTCTCGCGCAAAACACGAGTAAGGGTCCAGATCGTTCGAATACGTCGACGTCTCGATTTTACCCACTCCGATTCTCCTTCTGTGAAAACTGGCAATCTGCGATCCCATTGATCGCGCTCCAATATCACGATGTTGAATTGCGCATCACGTGGGATACCCCAGTGAACAATGATTATGAAATCCATGCGCAGTATGTTTATTTGGACACCGATGAACGCACAACCTTGGCGGCCATGCCACAAAATATGATCATCACCCAAACACAAAAGGCCATCGCTTCCGGATCTGCCATGCAAGAACTTAACTTCAACCACCCAATCAAGTTGTTGGCCTCTTCTAATGTGTTCGACGCCACGGCGCTCGGTATTGCGACCGGTTCCATCAAGCTCCAAATCAACGGCACCGACGTCACGGATGCCAAGCCAACTGTTCCACATTACACGGAATGCACCATGTACTACCACACCAGTGCTTCGTCCGTCGAAGGTGATGCCGGTAACTATTTCTTGTACCCATTCTGCCTCGAGACCTCGAAGCTCCAACCAACCGGTTCGCTCAATTTCAGTCGCTTGGATTCCGCGCGACTCGTTTCTACTGGCGGCGCATTCTCTGCGGGACAAGACCTGTATGCGGTCAACTATAACATCTTGCGTGTCGAGAACGGTATGGGTGGTTTGATGTACTCTAATTAAATTTATTTACACACTAATAACAAATGCTTTGGAAGTATTTGTTTCTTCTAGGGTTTGTGTTCGTGCTCACGTATGATCCAAAATCCAGGACACTCGAAAAATTCATTTCCCCCGTCAATCAGGAGGAAGCTACTTAAAAAGATTTAACGTTTCTATTACATAAATATGTTGTCTTTTGACCGCGAAACGCTCACGATCGTGGCCATCATAGTTTGTATCGCTGCGACTGCCTACATGTATAAGGAGTTTACGAAGGCAAAGAGTGACATCGAAAACATCAAAGGTTTCTGTAATAAAATCGTTCAAGCGCACACACCACCACAACCTTCAATCCCCCTTCGTCGTAATGACGACGCGGAAGACGAAGACGAAGATGAGGAACTGGTACACGTAAATAAAATCGCCGAGACCGAAGAAAATTAACATCTCAGAGAATTATAACTTGCGATCACGCAATGAAAAAATATAAAGCTATAGCGGTACCGGTAATATTTACGGGTGATAAACCAACATTCCTTACGGTGAGAGATAAGCGCTTTAAAGACTGGATATTCGTGACCGGGGGGTGTCGCCGAAGAGAGATTTTCAATCCAATTCGGTGTGCCCTTCGCGAACTTGAAGAAGAGACACGTGGTGTGGTCTCTTTGAAGAAAGGCGAATATACGGAATTTAAATTTACAGTAAAAGAGAGTCCGACCGTGGATCTCGAATATAACGTTTTTGTATTCTTTGTGAATTACACAAAACCAGAACAAATAGAACTCGTGCGAAAGTTCAATGATGAAAAACAAAAAACAATAATTAAAAAAATACAAAAACAACCAATAAAACGCACACACGATGAAAATGATTTCATGTCTTTCGATACTCTCCAGGAATTCAGATTGAAAAAACAGTGGGATCGTATCACGAAGAACATTCTAGAAAATCCGGATTTCTATTCGTGTGTCACATCCTTAAATAGAAAATCCTTTGCTATTAAATAATGAAGTCAAAGAACTACATTTTAATGCAAATACACGATTTACTAATAAATAGGTATTCATACACACCCAAAAAGGCGAATCAATACATAGAGGAACACAAAGAAGATAAGGTGTACGAACTTTTGGTCATCAAGAAGAAATTATCAGAAGATGAACCCGTGTATCCAGATATTTCTTATAGAAAGACCATGTGGCGTGACATTGAATACGACGAAGAAGATTAAAAGAATAAATACATGTAATGGTAAGTATGTTCAAGGAGTGGTGCAAAAGTCATGGCTTCTTTGAAAAGAACCCCAATCCATCACACGTGTTCATGGACGGCGGTGTGCTGTCCGTACCGTTTGATAGATTGAATGATTTTTATAAAAAATACGTGGAGTGCATAAATTTGAATGAAAAGGTGTATCTCGTCGAACAAAAAACCGTCGACGCCTATAACTTTTTCGTCGATCTCGATTATAAAGATGATGACCCGATGACCATCGAGGAAATACAACGAGTGTGTAAATTCATATGTGATAAGGTTTCCAAACACGGTGGTAAAGACGCGCTCGTGTGTGTATCTAAACCCAAGAGTGTCGGGGATCTGATAAAAACGGGTGTACACATCAACTGGCCGAATTTTCCAGTGAATCGTTCTTCCGCTTTAGCGCTCAGGGAACACGTGATAAATACATTAACTCTCGTGTACGGTTCGAAGGATTGGAATGAAATCGTGGATCTCTCTGTGTATGGAAGCAGTGAAAGAAATACGCGTGGGAGTGGTTTCAGAATGCCGTTTTCACACAAGTGGGTGACACACAGGGCGTGTAATGGAAAAGGGTGTGCGGCGTGTAATCGCGTGGGTAAAGAAACACAGAGTGAATATTTGCCCGTGCTCATGTACAAACATGGACCCCTGTCCATGTTTCAAAAAATATCACCGGAACCGACGGTCGAAATCATGGAGATGGCCACACTGCGCAGCGAGTGCACCGAACCAAACGTAATAGAAGGTGCGCGTCAGATGAAAACGGAGGGTGATTTTACGGCGAACCAAACAAAGAATGAACTCAAAGATCCCGAGACATGCGCGCTCATGGAAACGTTCATTCGAAAAAATATGCAAGGACAAGCGCACGCGAGAATCAAAAATATTTATAAAGAAAAAAACAGTTACCTCGTGGCCACGACCTCTAAATATTGTGAAAATACAAAACGAAATCATGGATCAAATCATGTCTGGTTTCATGTATTGGGTGATACCGTATCCCAAAAATGTTTTTGTCGATGCGAAACCATGCGAGGTCGTTTTTATGGATTTTGTAAGGATTTTTCGGGTAGACGACACCAACTTCCACCGACGATCGTCGACCGACTTCAAGTCATGAAGTATAAATCCCCACCAAAGAAAAAGATAACAGAAGCGCCCAAGGTGGATCCAAACGAGGATTTGAAAATGTACATCAAGAAGTACATGATCGATGACGAAAATCTACAAATACATAAGATTAACAAAGAGAGGGGTAAAAAGAGTGTGATCACCACGAATCACGTGTGTCGGGTGTGTTCGACGAATGCAACGTTTACGGTGGTAAAGAGTGAAATACAACAGAACTGTAAGTGTTCGACTCGAAAACACAGGCTTATAGATAAAATAGTATCTAAATTATAAATGTTAGCGGTCGTTTTCTTGCTCGCGATCATTTATATGAGTTCTAAAATGGTGAGATGTGGTACTGATCCAGACGTCATCAATAATCTCATTAAGGAAACTCATAAGTACTCGGGTATAAATGGTATTTTATACCGAGAATTCCTAGCAAACATAAACATGGCCAGAGAATTTAGTGGTCATGAGGATATTTCACGCAAACTCCTCGAACGCGCGATGCATAATATAGAAGAACTCGGCCTATATGTGACTTCAACGGATACATCGGTCGCAGAAGAATTAAACGAAATAATGAACAAAATAACCATAGAATTCGAATACATGTATAGACGGACTTAAAGATGTAATCATTAAAAAGTATAAATGACTGTCATTAAGACTCGATCGGGTAGAATTTCTAAAGCACCAGAACGCCTCGAAATCATTGAAGACGTTGAAGATGACTTCAGCGACGAAGATGATGTCGATTTCGATGAAGACGATTACGATTCCGAAACTGAATCTGAATCCGACTCCGATTTAGACGACGATGAAGACGCCGACGAAAACGGTAATTTGGCTGGATTTATTGTAGACGATGAAGATGAAGATGAAGATGAAGATGAGGAATAATCTAGTTAAAAAAATAAAACGCGAAATTATAAAATGGAGAGTGATATAGGCAATCCGATCGATTACAATCCAGACATCTTAGAGAAGGAAGAGTCGCACGCACCCGAGGAACAGCCTGAACATGAACCCATGTATTACTATCCACCACCACAGCATCAACCGATGCACATGCAGAACTATCAAGAAAAGATAGATCTCTTCTCGAATCTAGACAAAACCGCGTACGTGGTTATATTCGTAGCCTTCATATTAGGCTTTTTCATGGGGAAAACCATGCAACCAGTCATCCTTCGGCCAGGATGAGAATCCCTTAAAATCTGGTGTAGGTTCATCCCTGGAATCTAGAAAATACGCTCGACTCACGACGAGTGGATCTTTAGATGCTGCTTCCGCGACTTCGGTCGCCGTGACGTATGGATCTTCTTCTTCCATCTTCCGTTTAAGCTCCCCGACTTCACGGTCTCTCACGCTTAAACCGAAAATGTATAACACGATAAGAATGGTCACCACGTTGAATGCGATGGTCAACATACTTATTATATGCTTGATTTTATTTTTAATATTTAGTTGGAGTTTACTTCTTCACCCTTTTCGACTTCCCCGTCTTCTTTCGTGTCTTGAGCCTCGACGCTCGTCTCTCTGGCCTTGCGACGCTCTTCGATTTCATTCGCGACGATTTCATCGGCTTCACGCACGAGCTCTTCCATGATGACGTCCGGCTTCTCCTTCTTGAGACGTTCGAGCACTTCGGCTGGGTGAGAGATCGGTGGTTCGTCTGGTTTCGTGTAATACTTGGAATTTTCATCACCGGGCTTCATGAACGTGTTCGCGGAGGATTCAATCATATCACGCTTACGCTCTTCAAACATCTTCGCCGCCATCGCTTGGTTTTCCTTGTACCCAGACATTAGTTCTTCCAGCTTCTCGTTGGTGTAATGCACGTCGTCGATCACATTGGGATCCGGGGGGATCAACAGCCACTTGTACATGTCGACCACGTATATGTCGAACGTCGCGTCCTCTTTTTGAAGACGCTTCGCGTGTGACGCGGCTTCCTCCCGAGAATTGAAAGCACCTCGAATCTTGATGCCAAATTTGTCATTCTTTTGTGGACATTCCGGGCCAATCACCGACAGGCAGGCGTAAAGTTGACCGGGTACGACGGTGTAATCTTGTTCAAGAGACATTTCTATGTTATCATGCATTCAAAACTTTAAGCCAACTTAAAAACGTGGTGTCTTGTATTACAAATGGTACACACGTTTTGGAATACACAACCCATGCCCGTGGAACACAGTGTGCGTGTGGGTGAGATCGATTCGTCGAGAACGTGCAGCGATACACCCGTCGTGTTACCCGAGGGGTTCGAATGGTCGACGTGTTCCATAGACGAAGCGGCGCGGTTGTTGAGTTCGCATTACGTCCGCGATGAGCACTTTTCGTTGGAGTACTCGAGACAATTCATAAGTTGGGCCACGGATAAGGACTGGAACGTGTGCATACGAACTAAGACCGGTGGTAAACTCGTGGGGTTCATATCCGGTATGCCTTCTAAGTATAGGTTTCACACGGACGTGGTCGATGTGCTTCAGATAAACTTTCTGTGCGTTCACGACACGCTTCGTAATAAGGGTATGGCGCCTTTACTCATATCTGAAATACGTCGACGCGCGAATGTGGAGGGTATATGGCAAGCGGTGTACACGGCCGTCGCGGAACTCCCGACACCCTTGGTTAAGACCAATTATTGGCACAGACTTTTGAACGTACCGAAACTCAACCGGGCTAAATTCTCAAACGAACGGGAAAGACCACACGCGGTGTCGGGTTCGTGCACACACAGACTCATCACGGATGAAGACGCATCCAAAGTCGCGGGTATACTCACCGAACACATGTCTAAATACGCGATCGCACCCATCATCGACGAAGATTACGTGACACGCTGGCTATCCCCGGTGGACGACATCGTGTACACATACATAAACGAGACGACCGGTCACGTCACGTCTTATTATTCCGTGCCGTACACGTCGGTGAAGACTGGCATCCGCGTGAAACAGGCGTACATGTTCTACGACACGGGCAAAGGAAACCTAAAAGACGCCACTGTGTTAGCTCGCAACGCGGGATTCGATGTATATAATACACTGGATGTTGGTTTGGATTCCAGTACACTTCGTGCTCATCGGTTCATGATGGGTAACGGCCATAACCATTGTTACGTCTATAATTGGTCTTGTGGAGACATAGGGTCGAGAGAAATATTTATGAGATTTTTCTAATTTTGAAAAGTAAAATAAAAAAAAATATTTTTTTCAAAACTTTTTTCTTTAAAAAGAAAGTGAAAAAAATATTTTTTTATTTTTTGTTTTTAAATTCCCAAAAAGTATGGTGTTACTTTAAAAATTTATGTAGAGAGTATATCCATTTTAAATCAATCGACGGGGTAGAGCTCTAAAGTAACACCATGTTTTTTCGAACTTTTTATGTAGAGAGTATATCTATTTTAAATCAAATGACGAGAATTTTGTAAAATTTTGAAAAGTAAAATAAAAAAAAATATTTTTTTCAAAACTTTTTTCTTTAAAAAGAAAGTGAAAAAAATATTTTTTTATTTTTTGTTTTTAAATTCCCAAAAAGTATGGTGTTACTTTACCTAAGTCATCACGACCTATGTCTAAATCAAACCAAAATGGAACTTTACTCACATCAGATAGAGGGCGTGGACTGGATGCTCGATAGAGAGCATTCTTCGTCCGGACCCAAGGGTGGATTCCTCTGTGATGAGATGGGTCTCGGTAAGACGGCCCAACTCGTGACCGTGATCAAACGCAACAAGACAAACACGACGCTCGTGATTGTACCCAAATCTATCGTGACTCAATGGAAAAACGAGATACACAAATTTGCTCCCGAGCTCAGTGTTTTTGTGTATGATGGAATCAAACGAACAAGAGACGCATCTGAATTTGAACGTCACGACGTGACTGTTTGTCCATACAGTCTACTCACTGAAGATGACCCACTCATTCACAAAGTGAATTGGGGTCGCGTGATTCTCGACGAAGCTCACGAGATCAGAAATAGAAGGTCAAAACGTTTCAAATCTGCCATGCGTATGAATACCACGTATAAATGGATCGTGACGGGAACTCCCGTGTTCAACGACGTCGATGATTTCGTCTCACTGTGTACATTTTTGGGTATTGACCGAATTGATGTACAGTGCAGCCTCGACGCTGTGCGTGAAAAGTTTATCATTCGCCGAACCAAGAATAAGGGTGACATCCCAGAATGCTACTTCGAAAATGTCGAACTCGAAATGTACCCGGAAGAAAAGGTGTTGTACACACACGTGTTTTCAGAGGCTCAAGAGATGATCCGAGAGATGATGAAACGAGCCAGTATACACGGTGATTCAACCATGTATAACATGGACATACTCGAATGTTTTTTGAGAGCTCGTCAGGCCATGGTTTGGCCACAACTCTACATCGATGGCATGTCCAGGAAGACTGGCGAAGAGATGGATCCATGGATGGGACGTTCGAAAAAAATGGAAACCCTATTTGAACTCATTTCTCAGCACCCGGACGAAAAGACGCTCGTGTTTTGCCAATTTAAAGGTGAGATGAATTACATTCAAGAAAAACTGACGTGCCCCGTGTTTAGGATTGATGGAACGTATACAAAAGAACGACGGGAGTCGCAACTCGCAGAGTTCAATCGCGCGCCACAAAACAGTGTTTTTCTCATTCAGGTAAAGGCCGGCGGTCAGGGTCTAAATATTCAGGCTGCTTCTCGAGTGTATATCACGAGCCCATCTTGGAACCCCGGGACGGAGTTACAGGCCATCGGTCGATGTCACCGAACAGGTCAAAAGCGTAATGTATACGTGAAGAAGCTGATTTATACCGGTGACGAGAAACACCCGAGCGTCGACGAGTCCATCGTAGCTCTACAAGTGAATAAATCTGTGAGCTACGCCGAAGTCTTAGGGGATGATAGTCTTAAAACTCAATTACCCGGCAAGTCCGAGGGGCTTTCAATCTCGCAGATTAGAAATATTTTCAGAGCATAGTGTATATACAATGAAGACATTTGGTTCCCGCGCTGAAGTGTTACACGGTACCGCGGAAAAAACTGCTGGTGGTCTCAAGAAAAAGGATTTGTTCCAGGATCAATACGGTGCCATCAAGAGCAAAGCTGCGTCCAAGGCGGCGCTCGAGAGAATGGAAGAAGAGGGCAAGAAGGCCATGGTTAAGGTCTTCAAGCCAAAGAAGTCTGGTTTCAAGCTCCAACCAAAGGCGGGTACCAGCGCTTACAAAAAGCTCATTAAGAAAATGTAAATGTAATATAAGAGATGTCACTCACAAAGTGGTCCCAAGCTGTAAAGATGGCTAAGATTAAACAGGGTATAGACCCAAAAAAATATGTAATGATTAAAGGTAAACTTCTCAAAGAAGCCCAGGCTATTTACCAACTCTTGATAATTTCTAAATGATGAATTGAAAACCCTTAAACGTCTGCGGTTCATACGCGACGAGTTGATAAAGTTTATACGTAATACCGAACTTTTTGTTCAAGAAATACACACTGTTGATCTCAACGATCGCGGTTCCCGAATTTCTTGAATAGAGACCACTTTTACATTCACCACCAATCGGGTTCTTTTGTTCGTCATAAATGTGTGGTTTAACTTTACCATCCATGGCGACATCGACTTTCACGCGAAATTTGGGTTCTCGATCGGGGGATTCCTTGATGTTTGAAAAAAACATTCCCTTGAGCTCATCTTTCGAGACTTCGCGTTTAAAAATATCTTGACTTTGTTCTTGAATGGCATCTATGATTTTGTCTTCGAACGCACGCATGGTTTCATAAAAGGTCTTCACGTAGTTTCCATCTTCGTCGTACCCTTTCATCGCGAAGTCGAGTGACCACTTCGTAGGGCCAACTTCTGGTGTGAATCCGGATATACCGAACGGCATATACATCCGGGGGAATTGAATTCGCAGGGGCTTTCCTTCTTTGGTACACAAAGAAATCTTTCTCCCGTCGTGTTTAGGTATTTCGACTTCATTTAGTAGATTCACGAATTTAGACATTTGTATTACAAAATATATGTGTTAAAGCTTTAAGCAGAGCATGCCGTACATTCAGCCTCGAGACTAAATTGAATCGGTCTCGCTTTGGCCTTACTTCTCAGGTAGTACATACCCGTCTTCAGACCCTTCTTCCACGCGTAGAAGTGCATGGACGATAATTTTGAGAGCGTCGGGCTCTCGACAAACAGATTCATGGATTGTGATTGATCGATGAATACAGCTCTGTCGGCGGCCATATCGATGATTGTTTTTTGACTGATTTCCCATACAGTCTTGTAGAGTTCCTTAAGATTATCGGGGATGTCCACGATGTTTTGGACAGAGCCGTTGGCTTTCACCATGAGATCCTTCATTTCCTTAGACCAGAGACCCACGGCCTTGAGATCATCAACCAAGTGTTTGTTGACGACCACAAACTCTCCCGCGAGAGTTCTTCTCAAGTAGATGTTTTGAGTGTAAGGCTCAAAACACTCATTGTTCCCTAGAATTTGTGAAGTACTCGCCGTGGGCATGGGTGCGAGCAATAGACTGTTTCTCACGCCTTTCTTTACGCGTTCGCGCATGGCGTTCCAATCGTAACGATCTGAAAGTTGTGGCGCATCCCACATGTCAAACTGAAGAATACCTTCACTGAAAGGCGAACCCTTGAACGTTTCATAAGGCCCGGCGCTGTCGGCGAGTTCACAACTCGATTCGAGTGCGGCGTGATACATGGTTTCGAATATGAGACGGTTCATCTCACGTGATTTTTCCGAGCCAAACGATTCTCTGGCCATGATGAACACATCCGCGAGTCCCTGTACACCGATACCAATTGGTCTGTGGCGCATATTCGAACGTTTCGCTGGTTCGGTCGGGTAAAAATTTTTATCGATGACTTGATTCAAGTTTCGAGTGACAATTTTCGTGATGCGATGAAGTTCATCGTAATCGAAATTACCAGTTTCCTTATTCATAAATTTAGGAAGTGCGATCGATGCGAGATTACAAACCGCAGTTTCATTTTTATCAGATTTCTGAATAATCTCCACGCAGAGATTGGATGATTTGATCGTACCTAAATTTTTTTGATTTGATTTTTTATTGCACGCATCCTTGTAAAGCATGTAAGGCGTTCCGGTTTCGCTTTGAGACTTGATGATCGCTTTCCAAATTTCGGCCGCTGGAACGGTTCTGTTCGCGATGCCTTCTCGCTCATACTTTTCATAGAGTTCATCGAACTCCTTGCCGTACACATCCGAAAGCCCCTTCGCCTTGTCTGGGCAGAAGAGTGACCAATCACCACCTTCTTCCACGCGACGCATGAAAAGATCGGGAATCCAAAGCGCCGAGAACAAATCTCTACAGCGAGCCTCTTCATCCCCCTGATTAAGGCGAATTTCGAGGAAGTCCATGATGTCGCTGTGCCAAGGTTCTAGATACACGGCGATCGACCCCTTTCTACGTCCAGCTTGATTCACGTATCGAGCCGTGGAGTTATAAACTCTCAACATAGGAATGATGCCATCGGATGTACCATTTGTACCTCTGATACGAGACTTGTTCGCTCGAATGTCGTGGACGTGAAGACCGATACCACCGGCCCACTTTGAAATTTGAGCACACTCCTTTACGGTGTCGTAAATACCATCGATACTATCGTCCTTATTGGAAACTAAGAAACACGAGCTCATCTGTGGTCGGTGTGTGCCCGCATTAAATAACGTGGGCGTCGCGTGAATGAACAGACCCATGCTCATGGCATCGTAGGTTTCGATCACGCGGTCGATGTCGTATCCATGAATGCCTATGGCCACACGGGCGTACATATACTGAGGTGTCTCCATGATTTCTCCGTCAACCTTTTGGAGGTATCCTCGTTCGAGGGTTTTGAGACCGAAGTATCCAAACTCGTAATCACGTTCGGGTTTAATGTGTTCGTCTATTTGTTTGGCGACATTTAAGATTGCGTACGTGACGATGTTGGCGTCGTGGAGTTTAAGCATGGATTCAGAAAATGTTGAGGGAACACGCTTCTGGATATTACTCGCGACGATGCGTGTCGCGAGTATTTCATAGTCTGGATCGCTCGTGATCATACCGATACAGATTTCCGCTGAGAGTGTATCGATTTCATGAGTGTTGATATTATCGTGCATCGAAGAAAACACTTGCTGAGCAATCATAGATGCGTCTACATTTTTCGACAATCCATGCGTAAGTTTTGAGATCCTATTGGTGACCTTATCAAATTTAACGTCTTCAATACGACCGGATCGTTTAATAACCCTCATTTTATAAATATACAGGTTAATTTTTTATACTCATTTATTTGAAGTCTTTGCTTCTCACTGGGACTGGACCTGCGACCTCGAATTTACGTTCGGGCTGGGTGAGGTGGGTGTTCGTGAAAAATGCACCATATGTACCAGGCTTCGCGACTGGTGGGTAAGATGCGATAAAGCAATTGCCTGGCTTACATACAGGGCGAAATTGTGGACACGCATCCGTAGAGTAAGCTTCATCGAAATCGGAAACCGTGAGGTTCATTTATAATTACTGATAGTTTTTTTCCAGGACTATATTAAATGTGTGATAATCTTCACCTGAACTCTTTGAAGCAATGTCAGACCCCACTGAACACACTTTTCTTTTCTGAATTCAATGTAAATTTACTTCAACGAGCAATTCGCCAAGATTTTAAGAACAAGACTGGCATCGCCATAGATTATCAAAGCAATGACGATCTTTATGGTATCATGCGCGTGGTGTTCATAAACAATAGTGGTGATCACAACTCGCGAGTGAACGAGCAAGTAAAGATGATGAACACCATGGTCATAAAAACTGCCGTCGGACAAATCCAATCCGGTGTTTCTCAGTATATGGGATACGTCCATGATATGGACAGAGGGCTCGAACCAATCGACGCGCCTGTGAATACATCAACGACCGGTAACAAAATAGGCCTAAACAATAAGATCGGTGTTTAAATTATAGTCATAGCTGGACCGTACCCATTTTGATCGCCGATGACTGGTTGGTCGTCAGAACCTAAAATCACTTCTTCTATGAGGTCGTCTGGTTTGACGAGTTGCTTCTCTGGCGCGACGGTGACTTTCACCTTAACTGACTCTCCTGTAGGAGTTGGTTTGGTGGAAACCAAATAGATGACCGTCGTGACCAAAATGGCCATTGTGATTACGGTGTACACAAGCTTATTCATTATATAATATACCATATAAAGTTTTGTGACCATATATACACATGAGTCTAAATCAATACAAGTTACAAACAGAGATCACATGTAAACAAAAAGGATGGACTAATAGTACGATAGACACGGTGTGGTTATTATTTACAGAAGAAATAGGTGAGTTGGCTTCGGCCATTAGACAATATAAGAAGACTTTTAAGAAGACCAATCTAAAAAAGGAAAGGGGTACGGATGTCATGATGGAAATGGGCGACGTATTCAGTTACCTGTTTCAATTGTCGTCGATGTTGAATGTAGACCTGGACAAGATGTGGATTGAACACGGTAAAAAAATGAAATACAAGAAATATAATCTACGGTAGTATAAAGATGCCTTTGACGGATGAAGAATCCATGGATCGGGTTAACCCATACGTGCAGCACGACTTCTTTATGCCCGGTACGAGCAGACAACTCATAGATTTTGCCGAACACGAAGCACCAACCGAAGAAGAATTTAAAGATGACTACAGAAGTCCGATGTGCGACTATGGAGTGATGGTCGCAGGTCGAATTGGTAAAAAGGGTCCATGCTCTTTATCGAGAGGTTTGTATCCAGGAAGAAATATACAATACGACGAAGATGTTCCAAATGCGTTAAATAACGATAATAATCACAATGAACGGACAAATTCTAAACTCGTTAACAACTTTATGGGTGGAGCGATTCTGCTTCTATTAATTGCAGCACTCTGAAAAACTTCTCCAAACGCAAATCGTTGACACATGTGTCTATGATGATTGGAAGTTGTTCTAAGCACATTTGCTTGATGAAGTTCTTCTGCCATGAACATCGCATATTTATAACAGGTGGTGAGAATGTTGGATCCAGGATTTTAACTGCATTCATGATTCGCACGATGCTTCTCGTATTATTATTTTCACACATAGACGTTTCCAATTCAACTAAAGCCATCTTTCGTCTGATTTCAGTTGTTTTGTTTACCATCGTATCTAAAAATTGCTCATATCGAAGTGTGTCGGTTATCGACCTTATTTCAGTCCAATTTCCAATAGGTGTGGTGTCGAATACATCCCTTTTACTTATGTAGCCAATCCCACATTCATATTTAGTGTATTCGACTTCCACAATGTTAGACCCGCTTTCTACATCATGCGAAACACGGGTTGTTTTCACAAATGATGGCATGTAAGTTATGTTCATGCAATTTCTCTAACTTCTTTAAGCACCTAAGTCGGTCAAAGCTACACGATTAATTAAGTATGTTTGGGTCGATCATAAACAACACATTCTCATATTATCTGACTCTCGATGAGTTTCGTAACGAGATACCAGAAGACATCAGACCATCGTGGGTGAAGCTCACCACAATCACGATGGTTTCAAGCTTTAAGAAGTCGATCGACATACAAAGGCTTCGTATGTGTTTCGAAAAAATAACACCCATACGAATTCGAATGGCGGGCAAAGAAAAATCACCTGGATATGAATGGTCACTCAAACCCACGTCATTTTACAATCAAATCACACTGTGTTACACCGATATGTATAGTTCTAAATCTATCAAGTTATTTCCCAATGGAAGCATACAAGTCGCTGGATGTGCAGACCTTGTAAACTGTAAACATATCATTAAACAATTATCTATGTTGATTGGAAAGCTATTGAACGAGTCATGTATTCCACCCATGGATACATTCAGGGTCGTCATGATAAATTCAAATTTTAGTTTGAATTGGCACATAAATCTCATGCGAACGGCGGATCACTTTGAAAAATATTCGGATGTATTTAAAGTATCGTTTGAACCAGACCGATATTCTGCCGTCAAGGTAAAATTTAAGCCGGCGGAAGACATGAAAGAAGTCACGACCAGTATCTTCAGTACAGGAAAAGTGATCATCACCGGGGCGGAGACATTCAAGGAGATTGCATTTGCATACAACATAATTAATCAGCACATAAACACAGAGCCGAGGATTAGAGTGAAGAGAGTCCCACCGGAAAAGTTTGAGATTTTTGATACATTATCAGGGGCAAACATAAAAGATATAGTACAAAAATTGAAGGGCATGAATATAAATTCATGGAAACGAACGATCGTGAATAGACAAATTAATTTCTGATGTAATAATAAATGTCTCAGCGACTTGGAATGGCCGATGGTCGATGCTTCACCGTGAACTCGGCTAGTCAGTTGTACAACAACTACTTGATGAACAAGAACGGTATCTCGTATGAAGACAACTATTCTTATCGCAAACTTCTGCAATCGAAGGGACCGGAACTTTTCAAAACAAACCAAACCACCACCAAGTGTGCTTCGTGTGACGAGCCATTGGTCGATACGCGCAATATATATTAAACACGCGAAATTACGATAAATATTATATACAACCTTTCTAGAGAATGTGTGAATGTGCTATATGTCTCAATGAAGTCAGAGAGACGAGACATAATAAACCCCTAAGATGTGGTCACTTGTTTCATTCACATTGTCTAGAAAAGTGGAAAGATAAAGGTAAGCAGACGTGCCCCGTGTGTAGAAAGGTTTTTGATGGAGCAAATTTTAAAGTTCAAATAACTATACATAATATGTTTGAAAATGTATCCAATACGATAGATTTACAAGAACCATACATTTTTGACGCACTCGATGTATTCTTTGATGTCGAAAATGAAAACGACGTCTCAAGTCTTCTTTCTGACTTTGGAGTGAGTGTGTCCGACTTTGATCCCCTTGTTCTTAACACAGAATGAGCTGCAGTAGGTTTTATAATTTAACGAACCGTAGTTTCTAGAAGCTTTTCGTGGATCGATGATGATTTTGTTTTTCGCGTCGGTGATGAGCGGTCCCGTAGCCCAACCTCTCTTGTGAGCGAATATATTTGCCTTAAACCGCACGATCTTACCGGGCACCAATTTAGGGGCAGCCTTTTTAACTCGGGCGATTGGAACTTTGAAAAACTTAGCTATGGCCTCGTGTGTATTACCACCCTTTATCTTATATTCAACTTCATTCACTTGTTTATAAAAGTGAAAATCCCCTTGTCTAAAATAATTACTTGGGTTCCCAGGTGCCACGAACATCATGACTTTATAATGTCCCGGTTTACACTTCTCTTCAGCCTTTGCTACGTATACCTTTTTGGGGTTATCCGCCACGACGCGCTGTGGGAGTTTTTTACAGCTCACGTAAGAATGATTCATGTTCTTCATTCCAGCTCTATCACCGGGCACACTCTTATATGATCGTTTCTTTTCATAATCCCCAACGGCATACGCGTAACAATTATTATTGTTTATACCCACGGCTCGCCCCCATATTTTCTGTGTAAATTTTGGCTCCGACCCACTCAGGGGGAGTCTTTTAGTTACTTGCCCCATTAATAATATTTCAGAAAAAAAATATTATTAATAGATAAAATGATTCAAGGCCTTGTGAACGCGCGCAAGACCCGAGATGCCGTGGCCGAACTTCTCACGTTCGTCCTCATGATCCTCATCACGACTTTCGTGCTTCGTTTCCTCTGGAACCGTTCGCTCGTGAAACACGTGTCGGTCCTTAAAAAGCTCGACACATTCCTCGACGCTTTCATGTTGTCGCTCGCGATCGCGGTCGTCCGAGGTATCTAAACTTCTCTGTAACCAGAAATTTCTTCACCGTTAGAACTCACAAGAGTTGGAAACGACTTGATACCGTTGCACTGTTCCTTTTCACAGTCAACGAAATCGAATGATTTTCCATTTTTCTTCATGTAGTCCAATTGCTTGCGCGTCCAGCCACACCAATGCGCTCCATAAACTTTCCATTGTTCGTGACATTTTTTGCACTCGCAACCCGTGCAATCACATTTACCGTTTCCACTGCATCCACATCCACAGTCACACTTACTAGAGTTATTTCCGGTATAGAAAAGCACAATAAGTACGAGTAAAGTAAGTACAATAAACGCGATCATCATTATTTACTTAATATATTTTATTTTTAGGGATTCGCATATTTTTTCAATGGTTTTACCCTGGACATCCACACCCATCTTCTTTGCGATTTCCACTATATCCTTTTTCTTGTATGTCGTACATTTTTTACCATTCACCCGCACATACCCTTTCGGTGCGATCGATATCTTATTTAATGGTGAAGTTCGCGCGACACGCCGTTTAATCGGTGCAGCTTTCCGTTTGGCCTCCTTTTGAAGGATCGACTTTGCGCGTTGTATCGCAGACTCTGATGTTCGTGTGGTAGTTTTTGGTTTTGGTTTTGGTCTATAGACGATTGGTTTAGCTTTTGGTATGAAATTTAAAGGGTTATTCTTAAGTTTAACGGTCGATCTGTATGGGAGAAAATATGGATCCGAGAATATCTTTTCAAACGACGGTAGTCCGGAATGATCCGCATTTATCCGCAACCTGAAATTTTCGATTTTTGGTGAACGAAAACCTATGTAACTCATAGGCAGTATACGCTGAATGAATCTCACAGTTTCCATGGTCTCACTCACACCGAGTCCTGCGCACACTTGATACATCGCGCTCAGAAATAGATGTGCATCGTACATGGGATGAGAATTTAACGAAATTCCCCATTTTTTATCTAAACCCTTCGTTAAAGGGTTCTTTATACTATTTGTCATAGAGAGACCGTAATCCGATAAAAGTGCACTAACTCCAACGTCTTCCACGTTGAGTGTTATTTTACCTATTTGATACTTTGTCGGTTCCAAAGTTGGGGTGTCCATATTTATGAGTACATTTTTCGCATGAAGATCACTGTGTCTAAAAGATGGGTATTTTTTACTTATTCTATAAAGATTATATAATACCTGTGTTATTATACTTCTGTAATGAATCGGTCTAAGTGTATTGCGTTTCTTCTTTATGAAGTCTTCGAGTGACCCATTATTTGCATACTCACTGTACATGATGTGTTTGTCACCACAATTTTCATACGCGTATACCTTTACTCCACCCAGTGTACTCATCATTTTACCTATCTTGTATTCTCTTTGCAAAGAATCAGTTTGAATTTTTATGGCGACACTCTTCTTACATTCTCTATCGACACATCCCAAAAATATGGTACCATATTCACCCGCACCGATTTTTTTGGTGCCAACCTTAGTCCTGATGGCTCTTTTAACTGAAAAATTTGGGATTTTATTGCTATTTACTGTGTAAAATATTTTATCTGGATTACAACCTATTTTTTTTATTGCATCGGTGATCTCCTTTCCGACGGCCTCGTGATCCTTCGGTGTTCTAGCTTTACCAACTTTAACCCTCAGAGCTCTTAGGTTTCTGAGATGCTGATCCACCTGCATTTAATGTAGTGTTAGATTTTATTCGTCAACTTCACATTCTTCTTCGTAATATTCTTCCTCCACACCTTCATCTACTTTGTCAGACGTGGTAGATTCAATGCCTTGGAATGCAAAAGAGGGCAACTTCGTCGATTGTTCGAACAGAGCCTGGGATAGACGCAAACTCACACCAAACTTGTTATCGATGAACCAAATTTGAGTCACGTTGACGATGCACATGCATCGCTGTCCCTTTTCAACACTGTCGATCGGCACGAGCTCTCGCTTCGGGTTGTACGCTTCAGCCATGAATTCGCCGGTAGGCTTCGTCATGACCTTGAGCTTAACGGTATCCGGGTATTCCTCCTTACCCGGTCGCACGAGCGGCTTATAGAGTGCTTCCTTCATCACTTCGACGTTGTATGCCTTTCCCAACCATTCCTTGGAGTTCGCCGCGACCGTTTCGATAATACGCGCGTCAAGCTGCTTGAGCTTTTCGGCGAGTTCAACGGCTTGCTCGTTGTCCGGATCGATAGACAAATCGAGCGAATACGACGTCTTGTTAGTCGTCTCGTCAGTAAAGGCGCTCAGACCGTAAGGGCTTCGCATGTACGGGAGTTGCAAATACAACTTGCCCTTACCATCGGCGGTGTTAATGTATACTGTCTTGCCACCGTTCTTGTTCTTCTTCATCTTACTGAAGACAACAGAGGACGGATCAAAAGTGCTGGAAAGTTGGATCATGTTAGCGGACGACATATTGGTTTGTATATGTTATATTGGTACGAATACTTTAAGCATGTTTTTTTTCTCACTTTACATTAAAAAGCTCATGGGTATCTTTAAGGATTGTGGATGTGGATGCGGTGGCGCCAAGGCCCAGCAGAAATTTTTGATTTCTGTCATGTCAGCCCTCGTATTCTTTGTGATTTCTAACCCAGATACGTATCGTCTCACGCGTTCTATTTTCGGTAAATGGGTCTCCGGACCAACCGGATGCCCATCTATGTCTGGGCTTGTGCTGCACACAGTTGTGTTTGTTCTCATCACGTATGCCATGATGAACATAAAGAAAGAAGGGTACGCCATAATGGAAAATGATATGGCGGTCACCGGACCAGCGCCCGGTCCATCCCCAGAAATGGATGTATCAGACGAGATGCGTGAAGCTCCACCCGCGATGGTCGATGTTCCAGAACCACTCCCCGGATTTAGTGAAGCGCAGTACGATATGTTTGATAGTGGTAGTCATCTCGCACCCCTCGATGTCATGGGTGGAGAAGTGGATAAACCAGTCACTCTCAAAGTTAAGGTAAAGGAGCAAGTGTCTTGCCAGTGCGACGATGGCAAACGTATCACTATTTCGGAGTAAATTTAAATGTAATTAAAATAAAAAAATCAACATAATAAACGAAACCCGTTTACTATGTGGCTAAATAATTAAAAGTCTTCATCGAATTCGATCTCGCACGAATCTTCGTCCATTTTACCATAATCACCGACGCGTTTTTCGAAAAAATTAGTTTTTCCATCGAGGCTTATATTTTCCATAAATTCAAATGGGTTCGCGGAGTTCCACAATTTCTCTTGTCCAACCTGTTTGAGAAGTCTATCGGATACGTATTCGATATATTGGGTCATTTTTTCCGAATTCATTCCAATCAGACTACATGGAAGTGCGTCCAAAATGAATTCCTTCTCAATCGCGACCGCCTCTTGTACGATTTGTTGAATCGTATCCTTGTTGGGTTTGAATTTCAACATGTTAAATAACTCAACCGCGAATTGTTGGTGAAGACCTTCGTCTCTGCTTATGAGTTCATTGCTAAAACATAACCCCGGGAGAAGTCCGCGTTTTTTCAACCAGAATATAGCGCAAAAGCTTCCCGAAAAGAATATACCCTCTACACACGCGAAAGCGAGGAGTCGTTCACTAAATGGCCTCGAATTATCAAACCATTTCATCGCCCATCTCGCCTTCTTTTCTATACACGGCACCCGTTGGATAGCCTCAAACAGTTCCTTCTTTTCAGAAGGAGAACGGATGTATTTGTCGATGAGTTTACTGTACGTTTCCCCGTGAACCATTTCATTATGAGCTTGATATGCGTAGAAGCTTCTGGCTTCGGGATATTGCACTTCATCCGCGAAGTTGTTATTCAAGTTTTCGAATACAATTCCATCAGACCCCGCAAAAAATGCTAAAATCATTTTTATGAAATGTTTTTCGTTTTCTGTAAGTTTATCCCAATCGTCCATATCCTTTGATAAGTCAACCTCTTCAGCTGTCCAGTTGCTCATCTGTGCCTGTTTGTAAAGTGACCATAAGTTGTCGTGTTGTATGGGAAATACAGTAAACCTATTCAATGTAGGCAGCAACATTGGTTCGGTGTCTTCGATGTAATCTTGGAAATCAAAAAATGTACCGTGGTGTTTTCCATCGATGAAAATCTGTGGATACGTCGTCACGGTTTTCCCACACAATTTTGAAAGGTCGTTCACTTCTATTTTTGTTTTTTTATAATCGATACCAAGATCGATGCACATTTGTTCAGCTAATTCACAGTATTTACAACCATCTTTTGAAAAAATTTCGACCCCCATGCGTGTGTTATTACTTGAAAATATTTTTGTCTCAAAACTTTAAGAATGATAAATTTTTCAGAGATCCAGCCTGGTGATCTCATTAAAGTATTACTGAATATCGATGATGTTGATGATGAGATATACGCTGTAACAAAAGACAATAGAGAAGACTATCTCATCGTCAGTTATTACCTCGATACATCACTCGTGTATAAGGGTGCGCGCGTATACGAGATAGATGAAAACGAAGAACTTGTACAACACGAAAACTTATGTGAACACTACCCAGACGGTTGTTCTATATTTTCTAAAATAAATGATGGCATGTATTGCCTTAAAGAAGAGATCGAAGATGACATGGATAGCGAGATCATAGACGAATCCGATGAAGATAGTGATTTAGAAGGATTCGTCGTACCAGACGACGAGATCGATGGACAGGTGATTCCACCCTCATCGCAAGTTCAGATAGATAAGGCGTGGAATGAATGGCAGCCTACGAGCCCTGGCTCCAGGAAATTCAAAGAAGTCGTCGATTCCATAGAAGAGTTCGCTAAAATGCACGCTGATAATCTCAATTTTTAAGAACCTAAGTGCGCGTTTTCAAAAATGAAAAAAACAAATATTCTGGTATGGAAGGATTGACTGCCATCTGGTCGGATGTCGACCGTTTATTAAATAAACCCACTATAAGAAAGTCGATCAATACACATTTATGCAATAATTGCAATGGAATAAAAGTATTCACAAAAGAGGGTATGCCCGTGTGTTCACAATGTGGATTCACACAAGAGCATTACGTAGACGACAGTCCTGAATGGACGAGTGGTCTCACCGAAGACGGCCGTGTAAACGACCCTTCGAGATGTGGTAACCCAAATCCAAACCCCGAGTTATTTTCGGATGCGTGGGGTAAGGGTACGGTCATTTCTACAAAGAATACATCGAATTATGAAAACAAGCGAATGGCGAAAATTAATTTCCATCAATCTATGAACCACACAGATAGATCGCTATTCCACGCGTATAAAGATATAGATGAAGCCTGTCACACACTCCCGGAAAGTGTCTTGAAAGATGCCAAGATGATGTATAGAAAATTCAATGTAGAGAAACTAACACGCGGCGCAGTTAGATTGGGTATAAAAGCGAACTGCGTATTATATGCGTGTCGCTTATCTAATATACCCCGGACTACAAAAGAAATTTCAGATATGTTTGGTATTCAGAGCAAAGATATAAGTAGGACTACCCAGATATTCAAAGACACGCTACTCGGAAAGACTGAGAAAAACTACGTGACTAAGCCATTTAACGTGATGCAACGTCTATTGAATTCATTTGAAGTTACCCGAGCTGAACGGTTAGAATGCAATAAGATGTGCTCTAAATTAGAGGATTGCACAGATCTTATGAGTAAAACTCCAAATAGTGTTGCGTCTGTGATCATTTACATCGTGATGCGCGGCAAATTGTCTAAAAATAGAATAAGTAATGAGTGTTCGGTATCTATACCGACCATAAACAAAATAGAAAACATAATTAAACGATACTTAGAGGAATAGATGTAATAACATGTATAATGGTGAAATTGTTCTTAGCGACGCCATGCTATGGTGGTCTATGCCTTGAAAAATACATGACGAGTATAATTAAGCTTCAAATCGCACTCATAAAAGAAGGTATTATGCTCATGCTCGACACCACTGAAAATGAATCGCTCGTACATCGCGCGAGAAATGTCGCGGTTGGTCGGTTTATGCAAAAAACGGACGCCGATATTTTCATGTTTGTTGATGCTGATATAGACTTTAACGCAGATTCTGTCGTTCGTCTCGTTAAATCCACGCACGACGTATCGGTTGCGGTGTACCCCAAGAAGGTTGTGATGTGGGATCAAGCCAAGACTGCGATCGAAGCCGGTGACGATAGAAATATGGCGATGTTGTCTTCGAGTCTTGTCGCGAATATCGGAGCACATCGACGTTCGGTTGAGAACGGGTTCGTTGAAATTCTGGATGGACCGACTGGATTTATGGCCATCAAACGAGCGGCATTTGATAAAATGCATGAAAAGTTCACGGAATTGAACTGTGTGAATGATCACGCGAATAGAGATTTTAATGAATATTGTGCGGTATTCGACTGTATGATCGACCCAGAGTCGAGGCGTTATTTATCCGAGGATTATGCATTCTGTAGAAGGTGGCAACAGGTCGGAGGTAAAATTTATGCGGATATAAATACCACACTCGGACACGTTGGAAACTTACCATTCTCTGGGTGTATGAATGAGAGGCTTAAGGCTTAGATGCATGTAACATATAAAATGAGGTTAGCCACCATCGTTGTGACTCGGAGTAAGTCATGTCATGTAAAGACACTTCACACTGTGCTTCGTTTGAATTTAATGTGTATTCAGTCAAAAGGAATTCAAAATGAAGTCGTGTACGTAAATGACGACCCATACGAGAAGTCAAATGTCATACAAAAATACATGAAAATTACCGATAGAATTCTATACATAGATTTTGGGGTTTCTATGGACGAAGGTTCAATTGCACAAGTTTTTAAACCACACGAAGGTGTTGGGTGCGTGGTTTTCCCAGGTGTGATTGAAGGTATCGATTGGGAAATGTTTAAAACTAAAGTTAAGGATAATTCCACCGAACCCGTTGAACAGATTGGCCTTCATTTTGATACGGAGATTGGTAATAAGATTAGCGAGGATATCTATCAAGTAAAAAGTAGTAGCGCCAGATGTTGGGTCATGATGTGCAAGAATACGAGCAAATTCGTTAGAGATAAGCGAACATACGATTATAGGGTGCCCCCACGGATGGAACAAATGTTTTCAAAATTCAAAGAATTGGGGGTCAAAATTCATGCATATACGGCATCTAAGTTGACGATGACGTATACACACGAGTGTATAAGTAACTTACTGAACGCTGCCGGAGTTAAAGCTAATTAAAGATTTAAATTGAAACATTAAACAGATGTCACGGGTATCTGTAAAGAGGGATGACCCACTTTACACATACGCGATAAAGTATATGGAAACGCAATGGGGTGTCAATAGGAGATTCCCCGGTTGCCAACCCATATCGATTGAATACAAACACTTCGATACGCTCCGTAAGAATGATTATGTGGTGTGTGAAAAGACTGATGGTGTCCGTTTCATGTTAATGGCATTCACGTATGATAAGCATAGGGTGTGTGTATTGGTGAACCGAGCGCTCGATATGTATTTGTGTAAACTTAATTTTAGACGACCCGTATACGAAGGTACTATACTTGAAGGTGAATTATACGAAGATATGTTCATGGTGTACGACTGTCTCATCGACTCCGGTGTAATCGTGGGACATAAACATTTTATCGATCGACTCAAGCATTGTGAAAATGTTTGCAAAAAATTGATGTCTCTCAAGAATGATGCGACAAAATTAAAAGTGAAGACGTTTCATCTCATGTGTGATTTTAAAAGCTTCCTGGATGATTACTTACCCACGGTCACCCAAGACATAGACGGTCTCATATTCACACCCATAAACTGTCCTATTAAAATTGGTACGCACGAAACTATGTTTAAATGGAAACCAAAGGAAAAGAACACGATAGACTTTCAAACTCATTTAGTGAACGGTGAGTGGCGACTATACGTTCAAGAAAAGGGGGAACTCGTGTTTGAATCAATCATACCGAGGGATAAAATGGATACATCTTGGTTGAGAGATAAGATGATCATTGAATGTCGCTACATGATCGACGACATTCCAATGTGGTGGATGCCCATCATGGAGCGCACCGATAAAACACACCCAAATAATAGACGCACGTTCTATAGAACGCTCGTAAACATAAAGGAGGACATTAAAATGACCGACTTTTTAAAATGTATGTAATTGAATCTAAGCACCTCCGTGAAACTTTTGATGTTTTTATTTATTGAGCACGTATATTAACACGTAATACCCAGCTACTTCCTTCATGGTAGTTTCAAATATATTTTCATCGTCTTGTACGTACCATTTATCATTAAACTTCGTTACGGAATAATAGTGACCACCCCATTGTACACCTTCATGTATTATGCATGATTGTAATGAATATTTAATGTCGTCACCAAACGTAATGTCATCTTCTAAATGTATACGACTCTTCTTATCGAATGAAATGATCATTACCGGCTGTAGTTTCTTGAAAATAACCCGCGTCGTCGCGACGTGATGAACATTCCCATCGTCATCGGTGTATCCCTCGAGTGTGTTCCAATTCATACTTTTATTTATCAAATCACTGACTTTGCACACATGATCGTCTACGGTGAGTGTTTGTATGCTATAGTCGACGTCATTCGTATTTTTACCTTTCGGTGATATGGTTATCTGGGTCTTTTTTCCGTAGATTATGTCTTTTATGATTGAATACTCCTTTTCCAATATATCTATTATACAAAACAGCGCATCTTGGCTATCGTGTGGTTCATTCATTTTAAATCTAGGGAATGTACGTTGAAACTCTGCGAGTAATGCAGTTGTATCGATGCACCCAGAGTTCTGTTCACTAAAATACATTTTTACCAAATCATAGTAAAGTTTGGTAAATTTGCAATCGCCGACATATTGACTCTTGTATATGTATTCAGATATAGGTATGGTATGAAGAAGACACTGAATGGCGGAATTAAAGTAACATGTGTTTCCTAAGTTGTAAAACCCATGCATATATTTTTAGGATATAAAAAATACTTAAGGAGAAGACGCGTGAGTATCTTGAATAACCATGGACGTCAGACGCGTGTTTGATAACGTGAAACCGATTTTTGACAAATACAGAAATGAAGAACACGTTGAATTCGAAATTAGAGTTGGTAAATTTAACTGTGGTACATTTGATACCGATGTCGGAAAAGTTGGATTTGAAAACATCCTCGAAGGTCTTAAGAAATACGACGGCTGGGAACGGGTCGTGAATAGGTCGGAAGAAGTTTTTTATCGTAAAACTGATAATCTTCGAATTTCAATTGATGAGGATACATCCGAAGAAAAGATTGTCAAAAAAGACAAAGTCCACAACGAGGACTTTGGTAAACTCATAAATGCACCGTATGATATTAGGTTCGGTGTTTCGATTGAACACCCAATCGAAGATTATGAAGGTGAAATGGACATGAAGAAGACAAAGAGACGCATGTCTTTTATTCGCAAGAATTTATCTATAGACATGACGATCGTTCAAGGGGATGTCGAAGACTTGGATACAGAAGATCCCAACACGTACCAAATTGAATTGGAAATTATTGACCCGAAACTCGTGAAGGATGATAATGAATTGTTTAACATTCTTCATAAGGTGAAGGATTTATTTAATATATTGAATACTAGTAAATGATTATCAACATATTTGTAATACTAATCGTTTTGTATTTGATGCTTGGTGTCGAATATAGCAAAGAAAACGTGGGTTCTATGGGGTACAAATCTAAAAACTTCCACATGTCACATGGAATGTCGACCGATATGGTTGAAGCCATGAAACGTGATGGATTGAGTGAAGAATCGATAAAAGAATTCATCATGATGGAAGATCGATTACTTGAGGTTGAACGTAAGTCTGTGTGTTCCCAGACGGCACGGCAATTTGAATCGGTCGGTATATCAGATCAAATAAAAAAGAGATTCGCTGGATATGATTTTTCATATCACACAAAGCACATTAAACAGGCTTCCGAACCATCAAAACTCATAAATAGAAGTATCACTTGCTCTTAGTTAAATTAGAACGTGTTTTCTTATAGTTTTCTATGAACTTTTTAATTTCAGTTTTGCTTGGATTGTATGTAACTATATAATTCACAACCACGTTCCCGTGTTTACCGTATTCCTTTTGAATCAACTTTTTCTTGTATTCTTGCAGTCGCGC